AATAAAACTCACCAGCATTGTCAAGTATCAAACTTGTTACTTTACCACCAGTAACAACTGCACGTACAACAGCACCTCTACCAGATGTAATTAATATATCTGGTGTTCTAGGAAATATGTCAGTGGTATCTACAACAACACTTTCTACAACCTGACCAGCAAGTATTGCTCTTGCTTTGTTAGGCACTTGATCAATCAATACAAAAGGAGGTCTTACATATCCAGTTCCACGAAGATCAACTCTGATTTGTTCTAGTCTTCCATATCTAATACTTTCTGGATCTTTGTAACCATAGAAAGGAACACCATTCAATCCAATACCAATATCTCTTTTAGGTGTAGGATATGTTTCTGTAGTTCTAGTTGCTTGCTTTCTAATAATACGAAGAAGTTTCTGATCCAATACTGTTTGTGTCACAGTAGAACCATCTAAAATTTTATGTGATGGGAAACTAGAACTAGCAATGTAATAATACTGATCATCTGCAAGTATGGCAGATACATTTGTTGATACCTGATCTAATGATGTAGAAACTGCTGGTAATGTAGGAACATTAACTGCTGCACCAGTTCCTAATATCCACCTAGTCTGGTTTGTGCCTACATTTACTATCTTAGAATCAGAAGTTTCAAAGCCAGGATTAGATACCTGTATCTTGTCTCCTGCAGTAGAATATGGTTGTGCATCTGAAGGTTGTAAGTTGTATACAATACCCATTGTCAACAGTGTGACATCAGATGTTGATATTGTAACTGGTCTGTACACTGGTGTACCAACATCATGCTGTACAGCACTAAATGCTGATCTATTATCAATAATAAATTGACCTACAGTCTTATCACTAAATGTAATTGTTTCGTTGCCAATTAATACTGATCCTGTAGTATCCCAACCAGTAGTAGAGAATACATCAATCCTATCTCCCTTAGACTTAGTACCTGTCAATACTTTCTCAAGTTGAGTCTTAGTTGAGACACCAAATTTACCATTTACTGTTTCTGGTGCTAAAACTATGTTATAGATTACCTCACCATCTCTCGTTCCATCTGCGTATACATTATCTACAATAGCATCTGCATAGTCGCTATCTTCTGTATCAGACTGAACAATTTTCTTTCCTACTAAACTTTTTACATCACCAGATATAACTTTACACTTAAGTGCATATACATTTATCCAATCTGCATTAGATGCTTTGTATGTAAAATCTCTTGGTTTATATACCTCAGGTTTTACAGTTTTTCTCCTTCTTGTATTGGCAACTAACTTCATATAGCCTTCATCGCCATCAAGACCTGACATGTAACGATGATAAGCACAGTAATAGTAAATGTTCTCAGTCTCACCCTCATCCATCATGAATTCTGGTTGGAACTCATTATCGTAATTTGTCTTGACACCTAGAACAGGTTTACTGTTGTAGTATTGTTGACCACCAAGTAATGTACCCTCTCTAGTGGTACTAAACTTCATAGGATGACCATCTGGATGGATAGGCATCGGTAAGTTAGAAGGGTCAGATTGATTCCATATAATTTGCCAGTTTTGGAATATTATAATTCCTTCTGGTGCAAAGTAATATTTGCCATACTCAAAGTTTCCAAACAACTGTGGCAACTTACCAAAGTTAATGTAGAAAATACCATTAGGAAATGTATATACTGTACTAGCAGTAAAAGTTGCTCCATGTTTACCAGTAACAGTATCACCAAGAGAGAAACTATCAGATACCTGTCTTAAATAAACTCTTCTAATAACACCCTGATCATTAAAACATACTTTAGCAATTTCACCACTAGCACCAGATGTTTTAATTCTATCACCAACTAAAAATTGACCACTTGGATTTGTAACATCTATAGCGATGTTATCAAACTCAGATTTTATAAACCATTCAAACTGTGCTAAGTTAGTACGATCAAGAGGATCAAAATCTTTATCAACAAGACTATTGAAAATGAATTTTATAGAACTATCAGTTCCTTTTGCCTTGTAAAAATTTTGTATATTTTTAATTAAAGTCCTTTTGTCTACACTCTCTCTAAGATATTTCTCAGGAAAAGAACCTAGATATTGCTTCTCAAAATTCTTAACTAATGCGTAGAGAAAAAGATTACTAATATTGTAAACTTTTTGACCAGCAACATGTGCTGCAGCAGTTGTACTTACAAACTCACTTTTATTATATAAATCACCAAGTTTTGTATTACCACTAACACCTCTAGAACATCCACTTAAAGTTGTACTAGTTCTAGTTGCGTAAAATATTATCTCATCATCTATTCTGATATATCCGTCTTTCTCTGGAAAACTCGTTGCATCTTGTAATACAATTGTAGTATCAGTACTAGAGATACTAACGTCCAAACTATCATGCTGTCTAAGTAGGTTTTGTTCATAATAATCTATATCTGCATATTTTTGAATATTGTTAATAACATCTAACGTACCACCTTGTACCTCCTGTGCTTCATAGTACTTTGATACAAACTTACTAAACAGTTCATATTCTGTACTAATAAACTCAGGAAGCTGTGTTTCTATTAGAGTAGAAATTCTCTTTGTTTTTGCAGCAACCATTACTCTTTATACGCAGTGAAGGATGAATTAGCAACGTCAACGTCAAGGTATACCTCACGCATTGCTTTGATGTCATTTGATAGGGGTTTGACTCTTAACTCAATACGATTATCAAAGAAACTACCTTTAATAATTGTTAAAGCATACATCTTTAACTCACCGTTTACATAATCTATATCTCCAATATCCTTGTCAAGAACAACCTTTTCACCAGTTACAGGATCTAATCTATATAGTACAATTTTCTTATCCCTATCCTCAACATAGACATCATAATTAGGATGTTCAGTTACCCTAAAACCAGTAGATGACAAGACTGGATCATCACAGTCCTCATCAAAGGCATTCTGGAAACATACCTCATAATAGAAGGTAGAATTTAAAGAAGGATAGAAATCTTTTCTCATTGTGACACTGGTGAGATTAGAATTGATACTAACATCAGCATCATCTATTACACCTACAAACTTACTATACCTAAACTTACCATTAAACTTCTCAGTATCACTTGTATCAATATAAGACTGTATAGAACCAATAACCTTATCTCTAATCTGTGATGGTGTCTGATCAGTTACACCAATGTTGTAGTATATTTTACTTGTTAATTCTACAAATAAAATAGATGGATCAATAAGTTTTGGTTCTACAGATGCAATCACATACTTTTTAAGATCAGAAATAATTTGGTTTTTAGTCATTGAAGTTAGATAACTTGCATCCTTTGGTTTCAATGAAATGAATACTTTGCCATATTCTGGTGGCACTTGGTCTTCACCACCAAATATGATAATATCACTTGTTGCTGGATATACTTTTCTTACAATTGCTTCAAAGTCCTGTGCGGTCACTGCACGGTCTTGTGTGCCATATGCCTTAGGAGCAGTGTATTTTATCTTAGCGGTAGTTTCTATCTCTTCACCGCCCGATGCAGGGACTACTGAAGTAATATTAGTATTAAATGAGTTAGGAGCTACACCATTAGGGTTCTGTACTACACCAGAAAATACAAATGCTCTAACACCATTACTCTTAGGACCTGCAGTTGTTAAATATGATACTTCGATACGTGAATTGTTATCTAACTTTTTACCTAGAACACCATCACCCATCAATATCTCATATCTCTCATCTTCTATCTCATCTAAGAAGAATACCTTTGATGTACCATCAACTCCTAGTATATTATCTGCAACTAGGTATGGTTCATTAAATGATCCACCGCCAGGATATACTGTAACTCTAATAGTGTTTGTATCAATATTAGCATTGTCTAATATGAATCTCTGTGCCTTAGATGAAGTATTAACAGTGAAAGTATTCTTTAAATATGTTCCTTCTCTTAACTCAACATCAGTAAATGTTGCAACATTGTTAACAACCTGTGCTTTGACATCTTGAGTTGTAACATAATTGTAAATTGCGTTATCATATGATGTTATAAATCCTGTTCCTGCCTTTAAAATTAATTCTGTATCAGTTGTAGCATTGCTATAAGTGACTGTAAATGAAATATATGCTGTAGGAGAGGTAGCACTCTTTGGTCTATACCCTAACTGCTTTGCTAATGCCACTACGTTGTCTCTCAACGTTGCTGAATCAATGAATAGTTCATTGACCACCATGTTAGTGTTAAACGCTGTATAGTAAGTATTGTAAGCAAGTGTATCAAGAAGAGTAGCAAGTGCAGAACCTTCAAAATCATAGTCAGTAAAATCTGACTGTGCTCTCATGTACTCTTTGAGTTGAGATTTTATTGCTTCAAAATCTAAATTGGAGACCTGTGTGTAAGGCATTATCGTGTACGCTCTAGAAAGAATTCTATCGCCACTGGTCTGTCTGTTCTACCTTTTATCTTGTACTCAAGTTCTATATCATAACCATTGTTATTATAATCAACAAGACAATTTATTTTTCTTACAACTATTCTAGGTTCATATATTGATAAACTAGTGTTTATCTCATTCTTAATAAGAACTGCAGAACCATAGTCTAGAGGTTCAAATAATGCCTTTTGTAAACCAGAACCAAAATTAGGTTTGAATGGTCTTTCACCTTTCCTTGTTAACAACAAAGATTTAATTGCTTGTGCAATCGCACTCTTATCCTTCACCTGTACTATGTCATCAGTGACAGGATGTTTTTTAAAGGTAATACTAATATCCTTGAATGAGGCGACTTCGGGCATTTAAAGACAGCATTGGCTGCTTTTATTTATCCATCTTTTCTGAACTTAGTGCACTCGTCAAGGAATTCCTTCTTTCTCTTCATCTCAAACAATTCTCTTTCGTCATTCTTCTCAATTTTATCTAACCACTCCTGTGCATCGTACTCAGAGATGAGTTTCTTTCCACTTTTTATAAATTCCTCAGATTTGTCTACTTTAATTACCATTTGTTTTCTCCTTTGGTGTTTCCCAGAAATAATCATCGGTATCTCCTAACCGCCCCCACTCAGTCCCATTCTCGACTTGATACTCTATGGTAGAAACCTTAAAGTCTGGTGTCTTCGGTTCTTGAGGAGTGATAGAGAGGTCATACAGACGCATCCTATTATTAGGATACAATGCATAC